ATATTTTTAAGGAAGAAATTTGTAGTCTATTAGACAATATTGATTCCCCGTATGAAGATAACTTTGACAGTTTATTTACTTGTTCAAAGGGTCGTCATCCAACTCTTCTTACGTCCTATTTGAGGAAAGAGATAAGTGTAGAGACCTTAATTATTTTTGAGAATTGTCTGGGATATGTTAAAAGATTAGATAAAACTTTAACAGATCCCGTTTGGAAACAAGTTAGAACTCAAGTAATAAAGTATGCTCCCTTTCTAAAGATTGATTGTAAGAAATATAAGACAATCATATTAAAGGTGGTTAAAGAAAAGGTATGAGTTTTTTTAATTCAGAAATCGTTCAAGAACAATTACAATCTATCTACGACACATACGTAGATCTACAAAAAGCAGCAGAAGCAATTGGCGAAATGCCAAAAGAAAAGGCTATTAAACATATCGAAAAAACTAAAAATCTTATTGAGAAACAAAAACTGTTCTACACACGGTTGCAGTTATCCTCGATGGAAGATGAGGATGCTGCCGATATGAAACATCGTATCGATTTAATTACAAATATGTTTGGGTACAACACCCTGTCAGAGTCCCTTGACTCCATGAACCAGTACCTAGACAACGTGCTCAGGTCCCTTGACAAGGACGCCTAAATAGAGTATCATACCTTTGTTGGTATGACACACGAACAATCCAACAAATACAACTAATACGGAGAATACAATTATGTCTTTTGCTTCTTTGAAAAAGCAATCTGGGTCTGTTTTTGATAAACTTACCCGCGAGATCGAAAAGATCTCTAATCCAGAAACTAGTAGCGGTGCCGATGAGCGTTTCTGGAAGCCCGAAATGGACAAGTCGGGTAATGGTTATGCAGTTATTCGTTTCCTCCCTGCTCCTGAGGGTGAGGATTTGCCTTGGGCAAAAGTGTGGTCACATGCATTCCAAGGTCCTGGTGGATGGTATATTGAAAATAGTTTGACTACTCTTAATAAGAAGGATCCTGTCGGTGAAATGAACCGAGAGCTCTGGAATAGTGGTAGTGATGCTGATAAGGAAATCGCTCGTAAACAAAAGCGCAAACTGAGCTACTATGCTAACATCTATGTTGTGGAAGATCCAGCACATCCAGAGAATGAAGGACGAGTCTTCCTCTATAAGTTTGGCAAGAAAATCTTTGATAAAATTATGGCAGCAATGCAACCAGAATTCAAAGATGAAACCCCCATCAACCCCTTCGACTTCTGGCAAGGAGCAGACTTCAAAGTAAAGATCCGCAAGGTTGATGGTTACTGGAACTATGACAAGTCTGAGTTCTCTCGCCCTGGTACTCTTGGTAACATGAGTGATGATGAACTGGAAGCAGTGTGGAAGAAACAGTATTCTCTGACTGAGTTTACTGACGAGAAAAACTTCAAGACCTTTGAGGAACTTGAAGCACGTCTGAACACTGTACTCAACACCCGTGCTCCTGCTCGTCGTGTTGATCAGGAGACTGAAGAGGATGAGATCGTATCCCGTCCTGCTGCTGCTCCCTCTAGTTGGAATGAAGAGGTTAGTTCCTTCCGTTCCTCTATGAGTTCTTCTCCTGCTGCAGCACCTTCTCTTCCTACCTTTAGTGAAGATGAGGATGATGACCTGAGTTATTTTGCTCGTCTTGCTGAAGAGGACTGAAAAACAAAATTGACCTTTAAAAACCAAAGGGGCGTTTCTAAAACGCCCCATTTTTTTGTGAAAAAAGAAATGTTAAGAAATGTTAAAGAAGATTCCCTGATTTGAAATACTGGAAGGAATAGTAATCATCATCACCAGAGTTCTTTGTACCTCCACCTAAACCTTGTGTATCGATACTTGGTTCATATGTCAATAGTCTAGTCAATTCATTAGTAATAGCAAACATTCTGTCTGGATATGGAAGATAGATGTCTCTCTTTTCTTCATTTAAACGTACTTCATATTCGTAATTAGTAATTCTTTCTACTAATCTATCTCCACTAATGATTTGATTTCCTAATCTCTTAGTGAAATCTTGATCTACTATCATTCCTGCAGGAACAACAATATTACCCTGCAAATCTCTAATCTCTCTAGTTTCCCAGTGATGAGTTTTCAATTCTCCTTGTGGGCCATATTTCTCACGAATCATGATTTCAAATTCTCTTTGTGACATAGGCCACTGACTATAGACATTAGTGATGTCATTTAATAGTAAAATTACCCATTCGTAGTCTGGAGTTTTATAAAAATTGTAAGAAACGTTGTATGGTTTATCATCACCAGGAATGCTATACTTTTCAAAATAAGTTATGTTTCTTAGAGCCTCTGCGCGAACTTTTACTCTTCTAAAAAGATTTTTTACTTCAACGTAGTTCTTTAAGGAGCTATTTGCCTCTGGTACTCCTACTTTGATATTTGGTATATAAGAAAAATAATTTGCCATTTTTAGTAACCCTGAGCGATATCTTCTGAAGTAACCAAGGAAATTTCTTTCAAACTAATACTCATATCAATTGCAGGAACAAACCCCGAATCTGTATTTACATATCCTCCGTCAGGTGTATAGTTTATTTGTAAACCATCAACTACACAATCTTTCATTTTAAACAAACCTGTTACTGATTTTGCAGTTCCAACTTGCCCAAGTTTTCCTTGAACATTTTGTATTCTGACAAAACTAACTTCTAGTCTATATGGTACATTTAAGTATCTATTTTTAATATTAGTAAACTCTGGAGTCAGTTTATCTGCAACGCTTCCACTTCCATCTTTTTTTGTGGAGTCTTTTGCTGCGCTTGCAGCTGCTTCTGTAGTTTTTCCTACTGCTCCAATATCACTATTATATGATGGTAACATGATTTGCTTGAAGAATTTTAATATAGCATCAATACTTCCTGCCTCATCTTGATCTCTTGCAATTAGTTTAAACTGAAAGTTATGTGCTCGGAATGTAATTCCATTGAATATTTGTTCTTCATATGGATTGAAGACTCTACCTTGACTTACTGCAGCTAAATCACTACCAGAAACAGAACCTTCAACACCCATGAATTGACTTATTGCGTTAGATGCATCTGCAACTGCTTTGAATCCTGCTTCTGGTGTTGCTCCTGCTGCAGCATTTTGTAGTGTTTTTGCTACTTCTTCAGAACTTCCAGTTCCGCCCAACATTTGAGCAGCAGAAATTCCACCAATTCCAAATTTAGTATTATTGTATGAAGCAGCATAACTAACTGCTATATTTGTTGGCATGTAAAGATAAACCGTAGGTCCATCTTGTCTGTTTGCACCTTCAGTTTTGCCACCTTTATTATCTTCTTTAAATGATTCTAGAATGGCTTTTCCTTCGTATACTGGTCTGTATGCAGCAAAACGGATATAATCTACCCAAGGTGTTACTCCTTCACCACCTCGATTCCAATTAACTCCCAATCCAGTCAATCCTGCGTCTGCTGCAGATCCTACTGGTGGCAAGTCTGGATAACGATATGTAGGTTGTGTTTCTGCCATAGTTAAACCTTAAGTTCGTTTTCGGTCAATATAATAAATTCCCACAAATGATCCTTGCAAAATTCTTCAGCAGCTTTCCATTTTGCTTGGTTAACTGAGTATGTAATCACTTCATTTACATATTGCTTTGTTACACGTTTTTGTGTTTTTGGTTCCTTTGTTTGGTATTTTGGTTTTACCTCAACCAAGTATTTTTTAATTTTATTATGTTTATCAACTATTTTAATGTAAAAGTCTGGAAAGTAACGATGAGTTTTTCCATCAACAGGAGAAATATATGGTATATACATTTCTTCACTTCCCCATTCTAGAATACTGTTATTTGAATCACAGTATTTCATGAATTTTAATTCCCATGAGGATCTATAAATTATGTTATTCACATCACCTTTATACTTATGTTTATTGCTTGGTGTGTAACGACCAGAATACGCCATAAATAATATAGGACTAATACATCTATTTATAGAAATACTAGGATGGCATTTAAAGCAACTGACGGATCTGGTGCAAATAGTTTTCAGGGGTTTAGAGCCTTTGTAGGAAGAAAACCTCCATCCTATAATAATCTTTATTGGGTGAGATTTAGAACTCCACCTACAATTTTATCTTCTACTGGCAGAAGTTCATTTTTTAATGATTTCTTTAGTGGCAATAATAATGATACTAGTGGATATAGTTATGGTGGACCTGGATCAGATAAGTCTAGACTATTGACCTACTATGCTAATGATGTAACCATTCCCAGTAGGCAGATTACAACTGGAGATGCCAAGACAGTAGGATCACTTTATAGATATCCAACAGGAACAACTTTTAGTGA